GTGTACAGAGCACCCCCCTAGACTTTTGATGCCCCCGGGTGAGTGCTGTGTCTTGACTCACTTGCCGTTTTTTCTTTATCACAAGACTGGCAAATGGTCTGAAGGTTTTCTATTTTGTCATCGCCGCCTTGAGACAAGGGAATGATATGATCACATACCCCATGATAAGGGCCATGCAACTCTACTGATGTTAGTACCCCTTTACTCTTACATATCTGGCAAAGGAAGTTATCGCGATGAAATATATATTCTCTTGTTCGTTGCCACACACGACCACCACGACCTGATTGCTGATGACTATCACGCTTACGGCCAAATGCTTTACGGTGTGGGCAAGGCTCGTCATGATGTACCTTACGACACTTACTACACCAGCTACCAGGTTTGTTAGCCATCTATGTTGTCCTGGCATAACAGCTGTGCATGGTCGCTTTGCTGTAGTGCTTCCATTCTTGCTCGATGGAACTCTCTATCATCTTCATGCTTACGCGCTTCACGTTCGTCACGCTTATGTTGAAACCACGCATTAACTAAGAATGTTAATGCTGCGAATATAATCCCCAGTAATATAGCCCACTCATTCAAGCTAAATATCCCTCCAGCTGCAGTGCCTAAGCTTGCGCTGTAGGTCGTTACACTGACGGCCTTTTGCATAGCTATATCACTTGTTTCTATTCGCATTGTTCCACTCTCGCGCTCTTAATAGCTGCTCATTGCAGGTATCAATAACGGTCTCTAAATACACTGTGTACTGACTGTGGGATGTATTGTCTCCAACAGCTTGAATACTAACCTCACAGGGTTTAATGAATTCATTAGGCATCTGTACAAACTCATACTCAGTTTGTACGACTGTTTTGATTACAGGCTCTAGCGTTGGCGTACTTGAACACGCTGATAACAGCGCTAGGCACACAGTCATTAGCCCAGTTCTTAGTTGTTTCATTAGTCGATAGCCTTAATGCATCAAGTTGTGAGTTAGTTGTTTGAAGCTTATTTTCGATAGATGTAAGTTGTGCTTGGTGCTTTGCACGAATTTGTTCTAGTAAAGTGCGCTCTTTTAGTAATCGCTTATTTTGCTTCTCAGCATTCACTAAATTGTTAGCTAGCATCTCAACCTGATTCTTATAGCTTTGAATAGTGCTGAGTAGCTGTTTGTTACTATCACGCGCTTTCTCAAGCTCAGCGCTAGCGCCAAAATATCGAAACACTGATATCGCAAGCATCACCCCCAAGCCTGTAAACAATACCTTGTTTAAACTAAACATCGCTAAGCTCGCTTAAGCATAACTGGCGCTCTGCTTCACGGCGCTTAATTAAGCCTGGTAACTTCTGACCATCAGCATAAACCCAACGCGGTAACTCATTACACGCTTTCACTCGTTGGTCATTGTTCAAAAGTTTTAATAACGTGCTACTACGAAAGTTCCCAGCACCCACGTTGTAATGAAATGACAAGTAAGCAGCATGTTCGCTTGCTGACATTGATACGCTAACAGCTCTTAGCAGCTGCTTATTATGTTCACCTAAGTCTTTAGCAAACAGACTTAAACATTCGTTCTCTGTGTAGTTCTTGCCAAGCTCCGCTGTCGCTGTGTGACCAAAGCAAGCGGTAACCACACCAACAGGATCTACATAGCCCGTTCTTACCTCACCTTCAAACTGTGCAATCGTTACGCCTGCAAGCGCAAGAACACCGGTAACACCAGCGGCTAATAGCTTGTTTACTTTCATAAGGGCCTCAAACGAAAAAACCCGCTCAGGCAAAGCCAAAGCGGGTCAACAACAGGAACGTGAGCTAAAAAGCAGAAACAAAAAAGCCCAAGGCGTTAACCTCGGGCTTTATGTTGTAGCTTTGCTAAGCTTACCTGAATTAGTATAGTTTCTGTTCGGACAAAAGCAATAGTTTTTGAAAAAAAGATCTAGGCCGCTTTAATAAGATCGCTAGCAACCCAGCTAACTATCTCTCCCACTATTGAAGAAACCTTAGTTTTACCAATTTTACTGTCTTGGGCAATGATTCTGCAGCTCAAACCCAGGCTAAAGTACTGGCGAGCAATAAGCGGGTAAGTAGGATCTAAATGCCGCATTCTCGCAATACTGGCATCGAGTACTTGCGCATAGTCATCTTTTATCACTAAAGGGCAACCGTTGATGTCTAGCTTAACAGAACGTGATGTAACGAGGTTCTGAGACTTAAGCGTTGGTAAGTTCTTCTCTCTCGCCCAAAGCCCCCATTGTGCTAAATCGTTTTCTGCCTGTTCTCTTAGATCTAATTGCATCTTACATCCCCACCGTATTGCTAATAACTTTAAAACTGTTTTGGTCACCCTGTTTTTTACCGTGACCACCCACCGTGACCGCTACAACCCTTATAAATACTACTATGGTCATACTGGTCATAGTGGTCATAGTGTTTTTACATACATTAGGAAGTAACATTATTAAATAGAATATAGATATCAGATGCGTCCGCTCGCACGCGCGCGCGTATGTGTGCGTGAAAACACCGTGACCACCGTGACCACCATGACCAATCCAGTAAACACGCGGCTTGCAGAGGTCACCCCCTGCGGTCATGGTCATAGTAAAAACACTATCTAGCATCCCAAAAGCCCTCCGGCGGGTAATAAAAGGCAGGTCGTTTGCCATTTACGCGCTTTTTCTTTTTCTCAAAACCAAGGCGATGCATAATTTGGCCAACACGTTTTTGTTCAGGTGGACGCATAGCATGTGGGTCCATACTCAATGCTTCCCCCATAATATCAGCGATTGAATAATCAACACGTCTGTTCTTTTGTAGCCAATCATAAATAAGCCCCTCCCATACATCGGAGTCGAACCTATCCTCTTGCTGCTCTTCAAATAGATGTTTGTATTCATCAGTAGGCCACCAAGGTGTCCCCTCATTTAATAAGTGAACCGCCTCTGCCCATAACTGATCTCTATCTCGCTTTATGGCCTCTTGGCATATCTTTGTACACATCACAGGCCAATAGCGCCGGTTACCCGTTGAGTCTTTTAAATACCTATCTTGGTTTGTGGTACCAATAAAAACACACTGCCGCGGGAACTCTTGCACCATGCGCCCATAACTAGGGCGATACCTATCAACCTGCGAACCAAAGAACTGTTTAGCTTTGGTGTTTTCAGCCTTATTAAACGCATCAAGTTCTGCAAGCTCAATTCCCCACATCCCCTGCATTTGTTGAAACGTATCTTTTTCACCTAAAGCCATCGGGGTATCAGTAAACCAATCACCAAATAGGTTGTGGCACATCGTCGATTTACCCAACCCCTGCAAGCCCTCTAAAATCAACACCGAGTCAACTTTTACAGGTGGCCGCATTACCCGAACTACAGCAGAAACCAAAAAGAATGTGCCAACCATGGCCGCATAATCAGAGTCTTCTACTCCTAAGTAGTCATGCAACCACATAGCCACTCGCGGCTTACCATCCCACGTTATTGACGTTAGATAGTCTTGAACGGGATGAAAGGCATGCTCTTCTGAATGAACCAAAATAGCACCAAGTACATCACTGGGTTTAGGTGTAAAACCATAGCTTTCAGATAAGTAAATTCGTAAGCGTTCGGTATCGGCATCTGTCCATTCACCAAGCTTTGCCATTTTAAACGGTGGCAACTTACGCTTAATGATCCGATAGCTAAAATTGCAATAACCTAAAACACCATCAAAAGCAGGATCGTGTTCTAAAACCAACTTTGTATTACTGATATTCGCTTGTGGATTGCCAGCATTTGTTCTGTGGAAAAGCCGTTGCCACGGCTCATCCCCCAGTGAACGCTCCCGCGCGTTAGCGTTTTTCGGCGGCGGGTTATCACCATCATTCGCGCTTGGCTTATCAACAACAGCAGATAGCTGTTTTTTGACCTCAGCTAAACCAGCACTTACATGTAAGTCATTCCAATCTGTTAAAGAACGTGAGGCCATCAAGCAGCCTCCTTATTTAAAATACCAGAAAAATCTGGTGCAGCAACAAGGCCATTAACCGCAGCTGCTGCTTCATTCGCTTTAGTTATTCCAGGATTACCCTTTGTATTAACGTCGTTATCTGCACAAAATAAAAAGGTCTTATCCTTTAACTTTTCAGCAAATGCCAAAGCCACAGGTAATAAATTACCCGCATCGAGCGCCACCGCACACGGCCAACCAGTCGCCATATGAATGCTCGCGCCCGTTGCATACCCTTCACAAACGGCCAAAATATTACAACTACTTGCTTTACCAATAAAATGAAACAGCCCTGACTTACGGCCATGCTTTAAAAATAACTTGGTACCGGTATTGTTGATTACTTGGATGTTCCAAATCTGCTTATTAATATCAATGAGGGGAATGGCCAGACTGCCACGCTTGATATGTAAAAACGAAAAGTCCCTACCTTCATCTTCGCTAGGTAAAGTATCAAAGAAGGCTTTTATCTCTTTACCACCTTCAACTAACTCAGTAGTAAAGTTATCGCGAATAATCAAAATAAACGACTTTTTAAAACCTAACACCCCATAGGCATTTACTTTTTTATCGCTTAAGTACTTATTTGATTTTATCGGTATAGTGAAGTTATCAATGATATATTTGGAAAAGTCACTAATTACCCCATGCCAACGCTGGCGCGCGGCTTCATCCTCTGCCTCTTTCGCTTCGCGCTCTTTTGCTCGTTTAGCGTAATCATCTTTTAGTTTGGCTTGTTGCTCAGCCGTCATAGGTTCACGGGTAAATGTAAACCCCATCTCTTTAGCCATGCCGATTACAGTTCCAATCGTCACACCGCCGCCCGCTTTTACGCTGCGCCACATGCTTTTAACATCGCTTGGCTTATAACGCTCACCGCCAGCGCTCCACGAATCAAAAATATCAAAGCCTGCATCGGCAAACTCATTTTTAATGCCCATGGCAATCCTAACCCAGGTATCACGATCTAAATTTGGGTCAAGATACTGCAAAGCATCTTGTACATCTTGTAGCGTTGCCTGCTGCATAATTAAAATTCCTGTTAAAAAACGCTTCCCTAAATTAGTATGTTTAGCGACCAAACCAACAAACTAAAATAAGGAAGCTGAATATGTATAAATACCGTCTTTACTACTTGTGTGGAGAGGGAGACATGACCCCAAATACATATACATCAACTAACCCTGTGCAAGTGGGTGATGTGATTGAACTTGAAAATGGTTTTTATCATCAAGTAACTCAGGTTCTTCAACAAAAGACAGGCGTTCGCCTTGATCTGTCCAAATCTGCTCAATCTGCTGATGAGGCAGAACTTCTAAGAGAGCAACTAGAACACTCCCTAAAGTTCTAGCAGCCTCTTTCGAGACTTCTAATTCACTAAATTTTGTCAGCGGCCACATAAGTCTGGCTTGTGTATCCACACCAGCCTGATGAATTCCCATACTACTTACCCAAACAGCAGCCCTAACCTTTTGTTCTAATGTTGGCTTTGGTACAACGATTTTAAGTTCGTGTAGCTTGCCAGGGTTAGGGTTCAACAAATTAGCCAACACAACAGGATTGATATTGCGTAATTTTTCTAATAACTCAGTTTCAGTCATTTTGAGGCCTCATGGTTTTCATTCGCCGCAACAAACTCTGTCAGAGTTGAAGGCAGTAAATCCTCATAACGTTTCGAAAACACAGCTTGCGCCATGCGTAAAAAGCTCTCTGTAGGGTAAGAAAATACTTGGATATGAATGTCAGATTTATTGAAATCTGTAATATGAAAGATCAAGTCGTTAGCTTGGTGTAGTTCTTCTATGCGCGTACTAACCAAATTCGCAACATGTTTATCGAGTTTACTTAACGCCCCTTGCAAGCGTTCAATAAGCGGAATAACAGCATCGTTATCAACACTAAAATCTATTTTTACGTCTGAGACCTGAGCCATAAATCACCTGTACAAAAAAACATATATTCGTTTAGCTAAAATCCCAGTTATTAATTGGCTAATCTAAAAGCTCAACAACACAGGAACCAAACCATGAAAAAATCCAATCAAGCAGCTTGTTTTGTATCGTCTGGCGGATAAATGTCAGGTCTCAACTCATGCCGAGAAACACCCGTCACTCTCTCAATCAAAATAACTTTGTCTGGGGCCACTTTACCGGTTCTTAACCAATTAGAGATATTTTGCTGTGAAGTATTAATTGCATTTGCAAGTTTCACTTGGCCACCTAGCGTGGCAATGGCTTTTTGTAATGCTGGATGAGTGCTCATTTTAATACCTATTTTTGTATAACCTTCGCATAGCATACAACTTAAATTGTATTTTACAACAATTTATATTGTTTTTTATTATACAAATTATTTTGTAAACTATCTAAAAACAACAGTGCCAATACTTATGAACACCTTAGCTCAACGTTTAAACTACGTTTTAAAGGAAAAAGGACTAACACAAGAACAAGTTGCTACAGCAGTTGGTTCTAGCCAGCAATCGATTCAGGGAATTTGTGCAGGGAAAACCTTAAAACCAAGAAACCTTCTCGCTATTGCTCGATTTTTAAATGTATCTGCTGATTGGTTAGAGTCAGGAGATGGTCTAATGGGGCTTACTGAAAGTAATACGTTAAATATCTCTCAGCATAAATCTGATGTCCCTCTCATTAGTTGGGTTCAAGCTGGCGCTTGGAGTGAAATATGTGAGGCACTCCAACCTTCAGAAGTTGATGAGTTTTATCCTTGCCCAGAAAAACACAGTAGCCGCACCTTTGCTTTACAAGTCGTTGGTGAATCGATGTCACCTGATTTCGTTAATGGAGAAATTATTTTTGTGGATCCCGAGGTTGAAGCAAGAAACGGCTCGTGTGTAGTTGTTAGACAAAACGGTAACTTAGAAGCGACCTTTAAACAGCTTATTATTGATGGAAGTCAAAAATACCTAAAAGCATTAAATCCAAACTGGCCTAAGCCAATAATTGAGATGCTGCCAGACGCAACAGTATGCGGTGTTGTAATTGGTAGTTACAGAAAAAGATAACAAGCTTTAATCATAAACACAGGTTATTAAAATGGAACAAAAAAATAAACTATGGTGGGAAAACCGTGTATTAAGATCAGTAGATAATTTGAGACTGTGGCATGATAATCCTAGACTGGACCCTGCAAGTAAACTTATAACGGTTAGAGACTTCGTTGAGGAGTTAATACTTGAACCAAACGACGAAAATAAATTTATAAATTTAGTTAAATCGATCGCTACTCGAGGCTTTAGATCAATCGACCCCGTTGTCATTTGGAAAAATGAAGCAGGTCAATTTGTTGTAGCAGAAGGCAATCGCCGCATTCTAGCATTAAAATTACTTCGTAACCCAGAAAAAGCCCCTCTATCCATTCGCAAGAGTATAACTGAATATTCACGCTTAATTAATAGAGACGAAATCGAAAAAGTAAAAGTCTGTTTAGCACCTTCATATGAAGAAACACGTTGGTACATATTACAAAGACACTCACCTGCGAGTAACCAAGCAAGGTGGCAAAGGCTGCAAATTCAGAGATTTATAATAAATGTATATGATTCAGTAAATCAAAATATTGACGAAACTATAAAGATAACAGGGTTTCAAAGGTCTGAAATTATACAAGCATTGAGGTACGTAAAGCTTAGGGATATTGCCGCTAAACCAGAAGTTCTTGCCTTACTTACTGAACATGAACAAAAAGAAGTCACAAGTCACCATATAAGCATGACAATTTTAGAACGGTGGTTTGGTAGCAGTAGAGTAAAAGAAGCATGGCACTTAATTTTTACTGATTCAGGTATAACAATTAACGCAGATCTCAATAGCTTTTATGCTGCTTACGCAAAATTTTTAAAGTTTATGATTTCTCCAAAAGACAACGGATTAAAGTTTACTGTAAATACGAGAACGATTGACAATAAATTTGAGGATATATTAAGTTCTTTACCACAAGTACTTCACAAAGACGAAGTCTCAAAAAGTCAGACTAATGATAAAGTTGATATAACATTAGACACATCAACTCAAAAGCAGGAAGACGAAGGTAAGGATGTATCACCTGAAAAGGACGAAAAACCCAAAGTACTAAAAGGCAACCCTAAAAGAGGGCAGTTTACTGATAATTACCACGCTATAAAGACGAATAGTTATAAAGTAATTGCCTTATTTGATGAATTCAAAAGGCTTCCTTTGAAAAGATATCCTAATGTTGCTGGTGCCTCATTACGCATATTTTTGGAATTGGCGGTTGATCAATATGTAGTAAGTAAAGAATTACAAAATGAATTGGCCAAAAAGAAAAAGTCTAGTTACAATGATATTAGACTGAAAGATAAATTAAGTCTTTTAAGAGGTGAATTCATTGTAGAGCCATCAGCTAATAAAGTAATTGATCAATTATTGCACATGGAAAATGATTTTAGCTTAAATACACTCAATGAATACATACACAGTGATAAATGCCACAAAGTTGAAGCTCAATTTTTAAATAGGTTTTGGGATATGATGACGCCTTTATTTTATGAACTAATCAATTTAGAAGAAAGTTAATGACCTATTCGCCACTAAGATACCCAGGTGGAAAGTCTAAGCTATCTGCTTTTGTACTCGAAACTATGAAGATAAACGGCTTGCATGGCGAAACTTATGTTGAGCCATTTGCAGGTGGTTGTGCTATTGCTTGGTTTTTACTACTAAATGGACATGCAAAAAAAGTTTACATCAATGATCTTGATCCTGCTATACATGCTTTTTGGCATTCGGTTTTATACCGAACAGAAGAGCTTTGTTCTTTAATCTCGTCGACACCAGTGACGATAGAGGAGTGGCATAATCAAAGAGCAATTTACAAAGAAAAACCAACAGATTTTTTGAAGCTAGGGTTTTCAACTCTTTTTCTCAATAGAACAAACCGCTCTGGCATAATTAAAGCTGGAGTGATCGGTGGGCTATCGCAGACAGGTAATTACAAACTAGATTGCAGGTTCAATAAAGAAAGACTAATAAAACAAATTTTAGCTATTGCAGCGTTTAAAGAAAATGTAAGGCTTACTAACCTTGATGCAACTCAATTCATTGAAGAGCATATTCCAGACATTGAAGGTAGAGCCCTTGTCAATATCGACCCTCCGTATTATGTGAAAGGTAAAGGGTTATATCAAAACTTTTTTGAGCATGATGACCATTATCGTCTATACGAAAGTATTAAACGTTTAAATCAACCTTGGATTGTGACGTATGATGACACACCTGAAATATGTGGGATCTACAGTGAATTTACTCCTGAATCATTTGGTTTAAGTTATACAGCTCAAACCAAGCGAAAAGGCTCTGAAGTAATAATACATTCCCCAAATCTAGTGAAGTCTATTTTTAAACCTGATATCACTCATAAAGAGCTTGAAAGATACTATAAAAAAGCTCAATAAATAATTTAAACCTAATCCAAACCGCCTTTAAAGGCGGTTTTTTTTCATTCATCAACCACATAATACAACTTTAATTGTATTTGCAGTTGACACTAACAATTTTTATTGTATCTTTAAATAACAAATTTAATTGTTATTTAAAGATATGAACCCATTACGCACAGAAACTGGATACCAGCTTGACGATATGCACGTAAGTGCGAAGCCTCATTCTCGCTTACCTGCACAGCAAGCACGTACGCTGTTGCTCGTAGCAAAAGGGCTAACACAAAAGTCAATTGCTGAATCATTGGGTGTAAAACCCACAACAGTTCGTCAAGCCTGTAATGAACTCAGCTTCAAATTTAACACCCATTCAATGCGCCAAACGGTACACCAAGCAATTAAACAAGGTGTGTTGCGTTACACCATGTGCCTAGTGCTTGTGTTGTTAAGTGCTACTAACAGTGACGTTGAGCGCAGTTTTAGAACGATTCGAGTAACCCGAACTGTTCGCACCACCCGTTTACGCCGACTGCGTGAACTGCAAAACGACTTACTAGCAGCCTAAGGCCAAGGAGAGTGAATATGACCAAAGTATTTATATTCCCAGCAGCACGTAATAACGCAGCAACAGCCCCGTTATTACACAAGCTAAAACAAGCTCAAAAAGCGAGCCCTTTTGAATTGGTGATCCCAAATTTAAAAGCAGCTAATAACCCTACACCAGAGCCACCGCCACAAGCGGCCTAAAGCAAGGTTTCACAGCTCGCTGGTGCGCACTTGCCCAACCAAACCAGCCGAGTGGTTGCCGTAAGCAACTAAAACAACACAACAGGAAAAGGAAAAAGCTATGTTAAACGTATTCACATCCCTGGTGATCAACCAGCTCAAACAACGCATTAATTTCATGAACCAACGCATGCATGGTGAAGAGCTACGCATTTATGAGTCAGGTACCAAGTACTGCTTAATCATTTTATTTGATATCAACAACCAAGTAGTGCTTGGCTCAATCGCCTTAAATGCTAGCGCCCGCCGTGATTTATGCATGACTAAAGCCTTTTTAAGCCTGATTGAAAACACACGCATCCCAAAAGCAGTTTTGGCGGCATGAAACCCCTTAAGAAAGCCCTATCTGCAATGCTATTCATCACGTTATTAATCGCATTGCTGATTTTTGAACAGAACCTAGAAAGCTGGGTTTAACACCAGGATAAACACCATGAGTAATCACCCTTTATCTGTCGTAGATGCAATCGATAATTTAGTTGCGGCTTATAACCAAGAAGTTGCTGAATTTGACCAAATGGTTGAAAACGAACAGCAGCTACAAATACAAAATGACAAGCTTACTGCTTTGGTAAAAGACTATGAGCAAGGTGCTGCAGTTGTTCTTAAAAATGCAAAAAATGCCGATCAACAGCTGGCGCAAGCACAAAGAGAACGCGATCAAGCATTAGCTAAAGTAAAAGACTTAACAATTACGTTAGCTGCTTATAAAGAAATTGCCGGCACACCTAAAAAGCTACGCGACAAAATAAAAAGCTACAAAGACAAGCTAGAAAGCCAGCGCTTAGCGACTGAGCAACAAAAGCGCCTTTATCAAAGCGAACGCAAAACAACAGCCGAGCTTAAAACCGAAATAAGCGAACTTAAAAATCGTTTAGCTGCCGCTGACATAGTGCAAATCTACCGTGGTGATACCGACATTGTACAAACTTACCCGTATCACATTGGTGGCATGGTCGAAGGCCACGACGCAAGGCAAACCCCACTACTCTACCTACACCAAAGTGGCCGTGGTGGTTTAATCATCCTCAACAAAGATGATGAAGCCGAATTAGTCGAAGCCCCTAAAGGTGGCTTACGTCCTAAAAAAGACACCTTAGAGCTCTGTGGTAACTGGTTACGCCGTGTTAAAGCCAACAACTGGGACCTAACAGCTACAGACTTACTTACTTTAAGCAATGAAGATGAACAGCTTTGAGCAAGCCACGCTTGAAACCCTGGTCAGCTTTAAAGCTAAGGACCAAAAAGAGATCAGCCGCTTACTAACTAGCAAAAAGCTTCAAAAAGAAGCCTGCCAACTGGTTAAAAAGTGGAACGATAAACGTCAACAATTGGGCTTAGTCCCTTGGACATAACAGGAAACACCATGAATACAGAACTCAACGATGTCATGCTCGACCTAGAGACTATTGGCCAACATTCGAATGCGGTGATCGTATCAATAGGTGCCGTATTCTTTAACCCACTTACAGGCAACATTGGTGCAGAATTTTACCAAGTCATCGACATAGAAGATGCTATGAAATACGGCGAGGTAGATGGCTCAACACTTAAATGGTGGATGAAAAAAAGCGATGAAGCCCGTTCTGTGTTCAATGTAAACGACACTATGCCGCTAAAAGATGCCCTTCTCGAATTCAACGAATGGATGTACCAAATCGAAGGGTTTAGAAATCGAGTTGTTTGGGGTAATGGCGCCACATTCGACAACACCATTCTAACCAATGCCTACAAAGCCACCAATATGACAAAGCCATGGCACTTTAGAAATGACCGCGATGTTCGAACAATGGTTGATGTTGGCCGTAGAGTACTTGGTATTGATCCTAAAAAATCAAATGCATTTAAAGGCAACCCACACAACGCATTAGATGATGCAAAACACCAGGCTAAATACATTAGCGACATATATCACCAATTTAAACCAGGGTATTGGGATGCACAAATTTAAACGCAACTGCGTGGCCCAACAACGGGCCCGTATACGTCAATACTATCAACGTAAAAACCAGGCTGAGAAACAAAAGGAGTCATTATGGCCAAAAGCAAAATACAAATAACAGCCGGCGATGTATTTAACAATTGGACAGTGCTATCAGAAGAAGCATGTGGCCAATACTTTTTATGTCGCTGTATTTGTGGCACTGAGCGTTCAGTTAAAAAAGGTAACTTAGGCAGAGTACTTGGTTGTGGCTGTGTTCGTAAGCCTTATAAAAAAAGAAGCGCTACACCTAAAACCAAAAACAAACCAATCACGGTGAGTATCGCAAAGCAAACTTCACCTAAGAAAGACGCTCCGCGAGCAGTACCTTATAGCGAGCGTCAAAAATCAGCACGAGAAAAGTTAGAAGAACGTTTAGACCATTACCGACTTGAGCGGGAGCTCAGTGAGCTTTGGGCTGCATAATGGGTAATTTAATCACCATGCCAAAGGCCTGTATTAGCTGTCAGGCCTATAAGCACATTGGTAAGGCAGATGATAAGCACTGCCCTCACATAGATAGATACGGCCAGCAGCAAACTAAAACGCGCTATGGCCAATGCCAAGTACACAAAACCCAAGTGTTCATAACAGAGCTTTGTAACCAATATCAGCAAGAGCCATTTATAGAAGTGGTTGATGCTGATAACAGGCCTGAGGCTAAACAACCAAGGCAGGAGAAGCTATGTTTCTAGGCACATTTGAAGAAATGCAGCTGCGGTATGAATTTATAGATGCTCGTAAAAGTGATGAATGCGGCTGTCCAGAAGAAGATTGGATTATAAATCTTCTATTCGTGACTATGCATTTAGAGCCAGATAACAGTGGACATATTTTTATAGATTGCGGTGATTGGGACGATGAAAAGCTTGTCGAGTGTAATTCAATTGAGGAATTAAGAGTTAAAGCAGCTGAATGGGCAAACTCTATACCTATAGATAATGAACTTTAGGAGTAATTATGGCTAAGAAAGTAATCACTATTTTGGAAGAGGCCGATGGTGTAGTTATTGAAATTCGCACCAATGGCCATCGCGTAAGTTATGAGTGTGAAGACCTAGACGAAGCACTGGAAACACTTCCCCACTTAGACGAACTACAAGCCGGAGAATAACCATGACCGTTACATACGTAAAACTTGGCTGGGTGAAAGCCAAGATCATCGAACAACACAAAGGCTTTACCGACGATGCACTCAATAGAATGCGCCAAACTGGTAAAATCGTAGAGGGTGTGCACTGGAAAAAAGTACGCGGTGTTGTTGTGTATAACTATGAAAAATTAGACGAGTATTTTGATAATGACGGCATCGCTGCGTGAGTTTTGTAAAAAGTATGAGGGTGTCACCATCCACGGTAAAAACATACGTATTATGTTCAGTTACCGTGGTGTGCGTTGCATAGAGCCCCTTAAAGGCATTTTGATATCTAAATCAAATATCAAATTTGCATCGAATAAACGTACCGCCATACTGCATGAGATTGCAACCAACCAATTTAACTACGCTAAGCATTTTCCTGATTCAGCAAAGGTAAGATTGTTTGAGGGAAAAGGTGCAGTACCAACAGTGAACACTGCTTTAGACAAATGGCTAGAAAGAAACAAAGCCAACACCCGGGCAGATAACTACAAGCACAATTTAGCCAGGTGCAAACTATACATTCGCCCGCAATTTGGCGAGTTAAAGTTAGACAAAGTCACCTTAACCATGATCCGAGACTGGCGCGACTTAACACTCACCACGTTTTTATCGAATAAAACAATTAACGATGTGTTTATTCCCCTACGTGGCATATTCAAAGATGCAATGGCCGATAGGTTAATAGACTTTAATCCGCTCGACCATTTACCAAATTTAAAAAGAAGCCGCTCAGAAAACTGTGATCCGTTCACCTTAGACGAATTGCAGTTGATAGACTCGCAGCCAACCGCTGATCAAAGTGAGCTTAACGGGTTTTTATTTGCTTGTTGGACAGGCTTACGCGCATCAGAGTGCTACGCGCTTGCATGGGAAGACATTGATTTTGTAAAACGACAAATAAAAATCAGGCGTGGTGTTACCAAAGGCGATTATGCCTACACGAAAAATGACGGCAGCTACAGAAACATCGACCTACTAGACCAGGCATACGACATATTAATTCGTCAAAAGGCACTTTCATTTGCAATGCCGGCAATCAAGGTCGATGTGTTAAAAGATGACAACCGCAGCTATGAAAAAGCAGAGCTTAGATTTGTGTTTATTAACAGCCTAAACCAAAAGCCGCATACCGATGGCCAAAACGTTAATAAACGATTTTTACAAAAGCATTTAAAAAAGTGTGGTATTCGCTACCGCGCTATAAACCAAGCTCGCCACACATTTGCAAGCCAGCTGCTTACCAAAGGCGTAGCCGAACGTTGGATAGCTCGCCAAATGGGCCACACATCCATCACCATGTTAGAAAAACATTACGGTAAATGGATGAACGAAGAAATACCCGACATGGCCGCGAGAGTATCAAAGATATTCGCAAGCACCAGCGTACCAACACAAAGTAAGAAAGCCCTATGAAGTTGACATTAAAAGTCTCTGAGCACATACTTAGGCCTTACCAGCAAAATCTGGTATCGGGTTTGACGACCTGAAAAGTTCAACAGAGACACGAAACACGCCTCTGAGTATTTGCGTGTTTTTTTGTGTCAGCGCATTCGCGTACCTGCATTATGGTGGCGCGGGTGGGGAGATCTTCGGGTCTGCCGGTATCTGTTGAAGCCGGTTCGTCAACCCTGCTCGCGTCACCACCATCTGTTTGACGACTTTGGTGGTGATGTTAAATCACTATTCAACAGGAGTCAGCAATGACTAATCTATTTATCTTATCAAATAAAATTCGTCTACAAGACGGGTTATATTCTCTAAATGATCTTCATCGTGCTGCCGGTTCAGAAAAAAAGCATCAACCTAATTACTTCCTCAGTATTGAGCAAACTCAAAATTTAATAACTGAAATAGAGCAAAGCAATACGATGTATATTGGTGAAGTATCTCAATCCCGAGATTACGGGTTTAAGAATTTGGATAGCAATAAGGAGTGTTCCAAACCGCTTAGGACCAAGCGAGGTGGTAGAAACTCAGGAACTTGGGTATGCAAAGAACTGGTTTACGCATACGCCATGTGGATAAGCCCACAATTTCACTTACAAGTGATCCGCGCATTTGACGCCCAGCAACAAATGGCCATCGCCAAAGCACCCGCCCCTCTCGACTACCAACGAATTTTACTCACCATAGAAAACGGCCAAACAACCCGAACCCAAGCGCTTGCACTTGATGATATGGTGACATCATTCGATAAACTACCCAACGTCATCCGCGAGAGTATGGCAATACAGCCCTATCAGCTACTCGAAATAGCCAAAGCCGCCAACGAAAAACTTAGCCCGCTAATCCATAAATACTAAGGCATAAAAAACCCGCTAATTAAGCGGGTTTTATTTAAGTTTCGCTACCAACTAGATTTAGAATCATGCCTTTCACTTGTTACATAACTCTCTATGTTACTAACAATTTCTTTTACTTTTTGCTCGGCTGCTGCACTTCTCTCATCGGTTACATAAGAAGCAGTGTAACTTTTACTAGTGTCTGTATTTGTATGCTCAACAATTTTTGTTATAGCACGAAATCTACCATCTTTGGTATCAATTCGAACATTATATTTAAAGCTATATCGAATGATGCCCATAAAATCGGTGCCATTATCAGCAATACCATTACCAATAATAGTGCCTGCTTTTGGATCTTCGTAATCAACAACAGACTCACCAGAAACAAAATACTGTGAAAACCATTGACGAGTTTTATTGTATATTTCTTCTTGGCTTTGACCTGGAATGTTCACAACTTCAGTTACTTCTACAGGCTTGTATACTGTAGATGTAGTTTGACAACCAGCTATAACTGATAATACGCTGACGAATAATGCAGTTTTTAGAATTGATTTTTTCATGATATCCCTTTGTTGTTTTAAAACTTCCGAAAAAGATTATGCAGTAAGTTGAACCACATTAAAATGATAAACATCAACAAACTTTAGTATTACTAAATTTTAATACAAACATTTAACTCAATGGGTGTTATGAGGTGGGAAATTATGAAATTGATCCAATACGGATCCACTAGAAAGAGAAAACCCTCGTAACTCATTGAATTACAAGGGTTTTTAATGGTGGAGCTGGGGGGATTTGAACCCCTGATAGAATATATTCAGACTACACAGGGGTATTATTTACTATGCCGTTGAGGTCTGGTGTAGTCTCTTTTATTTATCAAACTGATCCAAAATAGATCCAAAACTGCGCTTTGGACTAAAGCTTCTTAGCTATTTTTATAGCGAACTGTTCAGCTTGAGGTCTTATATCTTTTGGTGTATCTAGAACAGCGGGAGCATCTTTTTGATGTTCTAAAATAGCTTCATAAATCTCATCTTTTGTGGGTGTAAATGGTAAGTTTTTTACATTGGATACCGCTAACTTGAAATTACTTTCATCACTCGGGTGACCAGTAAACCAGGTTGGTTTTCGAGCCCAACATCTCAGCGCTTCAAATAGTTGATCGTGCATATCTCTCTCCTTAAGTTTTATGTACGAAAATCATACTAATTTAAAAACTAATTTATATAAAGTGTAAGACGGATCAATTTATAAACTTTTATCCGGTATACTTAAAATCCTTAACATTTCATTCTTTACACTTCGTAATTCATGAGCTGGAAGTGAGTTGGGTGCTTTATGAAATATACTATACCCCTTAGCATATCTTTCCCGATAATTATCATATGCATCTGATGTATAGCTATTCATAAATTGAACATTGGCATGCTTCCCCAACGTATTAAATAACTCTAAAATTTCTTCTTGGTCCTGTTGATCTTTTTCTTGCTGATGATAAAAATAATCTCTCACCTCCTCATAATCATCTGCATTTTCATCTAACAAACCATGATAACTAGGACTAAACGCATAGTCTGTTGACACAGCAACCATCAACAAGGCGAGTTTTGTCTTAACATTTTTTTGTTCTGCCAACCTGCTGGATAAATTATTAATATTATTGAAAGCCGTTCTGTTGCGAATATTGTCTTCATTAATTTTAGCTGGAGCTATAATCAAGTCCGGTTCAAGTTCATCAAAATAATCCATCGCAAGCGTGCGGTTAATATCTAAGAATACGAAATCGTAATTTTCTATGATAGGTTTTACTGATTTTGGAGACGAAGGGTAAGGAGGATTCAAATGAATTGCGAACCTCATATTACTTGGTTCTTCAACTTGGGTCGTTCTTGGGAATGGATAGTTATGCTGAATTGACATCTCGCTATATAAAGCACTTCCATTTCGGTCCGATATTACTAAAACCTCATACCCATCTGCCATCAGGGCAATACTTATATCAATAGTAAGCAGAGTATGCCCTGCACCTCCTTGGCCGCCATAAAAACTAACTAATTTACCAAGTTTGCCCTGTTTATTTGGTGTCAAACAGAATAGTTCTAAAGTCGCTGGGGGTATTCTCAAACTGCTACTTGCTGATAACGGAGCTTCGTATCTTTGCCATAACCTTAGGTTCTTATAAACACTATCGGCTGCTTGTTGATTTGATAACCCTAATTTTTTACGCAAACCTCTTAAGTTTTCTGGTGTTATTTGGTTCATTTGCTACGTCCTTTTAATCTGAGAACAGCCAAATACGAATCTTAGGACGTAATTTGTACCATAGGACGTAAATCTTTTCACTTTTTACCTTACAAAATCACTTGTATCTTTACCTCAACGAAAACAGCAGGGAATACCAAATGCAAAACAACAAAGCGCTACAACTAAAAAACGAACTAGATAAAAATATTTACCAGGCAGAAGCAGCAATCAATACACTGTGTATTGAAGACCACTTTGAGGCAATGGATAAAGATACCCTCGCAGGCATGCTATGGGTGCTAGCTGAGAATATAGAAAAGATAAAACGAAGCGTGAGGACAATTTCAGTATCTAAAAGCCCGCTATATTAGCGGGTTACTAAATAGCAATTACAAAGAATCTATTACTGAGTCAAAAACTCATCAGCATCTTTCTTAATCGTATATACATAAGCATTTATTAGCTCATAAATTAGTTCGTAAGCATGAGTGACATACTCTGTAGTCATATTGATAGGCTTGCCATCTAATAGACCACCATTATGAGTAAATAAATTTCTTATTTTTAACAACTTTTCATTATATTCTTTTTCTAAGACAGGCATTTTAAGGCCAAATAGTATACGAGAGATATTAGCTATTTGAATTGGATCATGTAAAGTAGCTTTTCTGAGTCGATTACTTAAATCCTCTTCAGATACTTGAGCTTTTAATCTTAGATGGTTTCTATCTTTATTCTCTAACCTATCTACATTCTTTAAAGCATTTGCTATATAAGTTTGCTTTGAACAACATAAATTAAAAAACTCATGCACAAAGCTTTCATATGCTGAAATAACACCTACTAACAAAACCCCATTCAAAAAATAGCTATTCTTTTGTTTATAGGCATTAGTGATACCCTGATTTAACGATTCCATATTTTGATTGAATACTTCCAGCTTATCTGAAAGCTCATTTAAAATATCCAACCACTCAAACCCTTCATCAAAAGTCTCATTAAGACGATTGTCTATGCTCTCTAACTCTAACATCGAGTTCTCTAGCTCTAATGACAAGCTATCATCTTCATCGGGATTATTTATCATAAACTATCTACTTTTAAAGGATTTAAGTTAATTACTATACTTAACCGCTTTAACCTTAACACTTATACTTTGGATTGTTTTGTTATTAGTTACCATCATTAAATGGCGAATCTTAATAACTTCGAGAGCGTGGCCTTTTAAAACTTCGCCAGAATTTGCATAACTTTCATCATTTCCACCTGACCACGCAAAAGGATCTATTTCATCACCCAACTGCATCACCATAAATGGTGTTGTTGAACAGAAACTTGCGATTGGATCATTACTAAACGAGTCCAAATAAATTTCAATACGGTATTCTGTTGGATATTTCACATTTATCTCCTTTGATTGTTTCTCTATTAATCTTATTGAAACATTAAAAATAGCTACTACAAATAAACTCAACTCTTAGTGATTCACTTTGCTATTCATTAGCAAACATTTAAGCACTATGTGTAAATTCTGAACAGGGCTTATGAAGTCTGATACTCCTTGTTACAACCCCTTCTAAACAGAAATCATCCTCTGGTGAAACATAAACAGGTTTAAACTCATCAGAGGCTGATAACAGCAACCGGTTATCTTTATCTATGATCTTACATACAAAGCAACCATTGTAACTCGCAACAACAATATCTCCATTACTCGCATCAACAGCTCTATCAACTAATAGTAAGTCACCATCAAAAATACCTACCCCCTGCATAGACTGCCCTGAGGCCATGCCTATAAAAGTAGCATCTGGATGCTTAATCAAGAGCTGATCAAGTGATAGGCCAAGTTCTTTGTATTGAGCTGCTGGAGATTCAAAACCTGTAATACCGGCTTCGATATAAATTGGGATAACAAACATAAGTAACAAAACCAGTTAACTGTACATATATACAGTATAGTGTAATACTTTCAAATCTCACAGCCCTAAGCTATACAAATTAAAAAACTTATGAAATTATCTTCTTACTTAAAAATGGAGGTTTGGAGCTAAATTAAGATGTCTACTGATAAAAACCCAAATGATGATGCAATAAATGATATGCCAAAAAGACTGAAGTACCTCCACAAAATAATGTGGCCAGTTGCTCATGTTGAAAGAGTTTTTTGGATAGCATTTTTTCTTATCTTAATTTCATATTTTATTGATTCTTATATCAAAAGCTCATCTTATTTACCAATAGCTGGTTCTATAATATCTGTTCTTGGCCTTATTCTTACTATAAAACATAGTTTTTTGAAAAACCTTGAAACTACTAAGCAACTTGCTAGCTCCAAATATATTTCGCCTTCAGCAAGGAAAACACTAGATGAACAACTACAAGATCGCGATTTCAGATATGCCCTCTATAAATGCGCTATAGATGAAGGCTCTGGTGTTTTGTTTGTTATTATCGGCACATTAGTTAATACACTTGGACCTAAAGTTCCGCTTATCATTTTATGTAATAGCTGAAATAGATATTTAAAAGTAAATATTTGGAATTGTAATGCTTGTAGTTGTTGGCGCTGGGCTATCATCATCTAGGTAAACTCGTTCGTCATCAAGCTCTGCGGTTACTGAAACCTGATCTGTTGATGATGGCTTAATATCTTTTATAAGCACACCATTACACCACCGTGTGGTGATGCCAAACATATAAAGGGGTGGTTCAATTGAACCATCAAATACCGGTGTAAAGTCTAAATTAGCATCGATGACGACTTCATTGGAGTCATTGCCAGGCGTAGCATTGTATGGGCCTGATAGAGTGCCGTCTGGTTTTCTTAAAGCAACAACATGTGTTTGCCCTGATTGCCATTGCAGTTCAGGGTTATCAAGGTAGATTGAGCGACCAACATGCCCTACAACAGTACCAGTTTGTTCATATCCAGGAATATCATCAGCGACTGCGCTATAGTCTAGGTACTTTGAATTCAACGCATCCATTTCAGTTTTGAAATCAAACCGAGTTCGACGATAACGACGAATGCGGCGTTTTCGCATACCAAACTGATATGCTTTGTCGCGGTTTGTTATTCCAAAGGCTCTGATTTTTTCAGGGTTAGCACCTTCATCACCAGGTAACAAGCAAAGAATCGTTTCTGACTTCCATGTAACTGGGTCGAAGTACTCGACTTCGATACCATCTGGTTCATCATCATCCATTAACTTAATAGAGCGCTTTAGCATGCCAACATAGTTATCTGGTTGATACATGTGACGGTAGATAGTTCGCTTTTGATCACGTACTGGTGTTATTTTTCCATAATCAATCGTAGGCTCAGCAAAACCGACAGCAAGAACACGTTTAAGAACTTCAAAAACAGTACTCTCACTATCAAACACAGCATTAAATTCATCTGCTCGATTATGCCAAATAGGATGTAATGCATTTAGTGCTTCTAACCCTATTTTGTCATCGCTATGCCCTGCACTTTTTAATACATGTGCAAAAAATGGAGCTATATCAGTTGTTGGCCTTGGTGCACTCCAAGCGCCATTTTCATACACTGGCAAAATACGGGTACCAATAACATTAAATTTATTTTCAGCTGTGCCGGCTAAAGCATTTGTGCCACGGATCTTAATTGCTATTGTGGTTAAACCATCATAACTAGTCGCGCTGTTTAATTCGGCCTTAAGGGCAGTCCAAAATATATCGTCATAAATACGCGTATCGTCAGTTGCTGCAGTGGCCCTTTTTACTCTTACCTCAGGCCTTATTTTAGATGGTAATGTAACTGGTACCGTTCGCCCTAGTTCATCATTTGTAGAATTTGTAAATACTTCGTCATCAACTGCAGTCCAGTCTTGAGCACCTTCAGCACGGTACTCTATTTGAACGGTTACTGTGCGACTTAAAAAATTACCATCATCATCAAGCTCACCTAAACCTTGTGGTAAACGAAAATCGAACCAAAGTTTGTCAGTCACTTCTCCTGCTGGGCATGCGAAAAACGGCCCATTAAATTGACCGTCGCCGCCACCATCTTCAACAATAACCGTTGCATTAGATGTGCTTTCAGTTACAAAACTTGTCCATGTTGGGTCATCTTGGGACTGCCCATCAACCTTATTCACCTGGCTACCATCTGAGTCTTTGTTTAGCAGCTCATAATAACCATCATTTTGGCCATTTAAAGAGCCAGTTATTGAAAGAACTTCGCCAACATCAAATGGTGGCACTGATTTGAACCGAAGAGGCCTACCAAGCTCAGCATCCCACTCAACATAATGAACTATTAGCTCATCACCAGCGAAAGAGTACTCATAAGAGCCATTATCTCCCCCAGTTGAAGTAACACGCCCTTTTAATTCAATACCGGTACTTCCTGATGTTGAACCCACCTCACTTGAGGTATAGACATTTCTGTGAGCTTCATGACCTGTTACGTTTTCACTAGGCTCAAACACCTGTATATCAATATCGCCGGCATAACTTGTTGTTGGAGTATTACCTATGAACATTTCACTCGATAATATTTCATATCGCCCTACACCTACACTTAACATCAGATAAAGCCATTGCTCATTATCAATATATTCTCGTCGTGGCATTGTTAAATAATCAGGGTAAATTTTATGGCGCCCTGCTCCTTCAGGGATAATGCCCATAAGCCTGGGCTTATTTCCTTGGGTATTTACATCATAAATACTGCTGCCATCGGGAGTCGTCGAGTTATAGTTATCGGGGATTTGGTTTGCAGTGTATACGGCATAACCCACAGCGATTACAGCAATAACCGCATAAGCGATAGTGGCAGGCTCTTTTGGCTCAACAATAATACTTACATCATCCGATGCCTTGAATTGATAAGTTTTCCAATTTGCAGGCAGTAATATCTGCTTATTGATAAGCGCAGTAAAAAGTGGTTCTTCACTTTCATAATATGCAGGGACATTTTCAGTCAGCCATTCATGAAGTGTCGAACCAACCTTGCATTTGCAAGGCTCCATTAAAGACGGGTCTAATTTGTTTGGGTAAACTTTAATATCAACCCACATATTCATAAAATTTAACCTCTTTAAATAACCGCTTGAAGTCAGCGATGCTGTCAATTGATGGCCCTTTACGGCGGGATGTATGAAGTATTTCAAGCTTACCGTCGATTAGTTCAACTGTGCCGATGTGAATTAAGCTACCAAACTTAAAACCGCACGCCACAACACCGGGTGATGGTTCGCAAGCTCTAAAGTTGGAAACAATTTGTTGGTAGGCTTCAGTAAGCAAATTTTTATCGTCTGGGTGAATATGGCCAAACGATTCGAACAATGGTTGACCATAATAATGATGGAGGCGATGCCGAGTTTGACCCCAGCAGTCAAAACCAGACATATCTCGCCCCTCATTCACATAAGGAACACTTAAATAATCATTAATTGTGTATAACATTATTAACTGAAGTATTTGAGCCCAGGGGCAATGGAAGGTGTATAGCGCTTGTTAGGCCAAGCTTTATTTACAAGATCATTAAATGATGCAACTACATTGATGCTCTGTGAAGTAGCTTGAACGTCAGCAGCTTTCATTGTAACTGCCGGCTCTGCAGGTTCGCTTAAGTCACTCGATACATAGACCCGGTAAATTACATCGATTTTTACACCCGCATCAATTGCCTGATCAATCAGTGCAAGTGCTTCACCAGATACATTATCAATTTGAAATTGTAAGTCCTGGCGCCCCTTGACACCTCGTTGCGGTAACGACACACCCATACCGCTGGCTTTAAATGTAACCATGTCGCCATTTTCAATACCGGCTATTTGGTCATCAAAGCCATCGCAAATCCTAAGCTCCCATAAATCGGCAGCCTTAAGCTCTAATGTGTGAATGGGAATGTCGTTAACTGGGGCGCTTGCATAGATGCGTTGAAGTACTTCGCTCATAATTACAAGCCGAAAAACCCTTTTGCATGCTCCCAATCACGAGCTATGTAATCTGTAATAGAAATGTCTGGACGATTAGTTAAATCAGCAATATTAATTCTCCCAAACTTTAGCCCGTCATTCGCAAACTCATTAAACGCTTCACCATCACCAAGTACAAAATTTGAACCACCTTGGTTTGGTATGTCGTTATATGTTGAAGTTCTAGTGGCTACAAGTTGGTTGTCTAAATACATTCTGACAGTAGCAGTTTCTGAATCTACAACCTCAAAAGTGAAAGCAACTTGATGAATTCCCTCCGCTAAAGCATCAATCGCTGTTGATGGTACTGAAATGCTCGAACCATAAAAGATCCAGTCAAGCTTTAACAAAGATGCATTATCTGTAGACACATCAAACTGACCTGATAAACGCCCATAATTGTTACTTGTTGTACTATCATCCCCCAAAACTATCACATTGTTATTTGTGCTATTCGGATATCCTGTTTTTGGAACCGAAATCCAAAAACAATGAACTGCACGATCGACACTTCCGTCAACTGGCGGTTTAAAGTTAGCACTTGGTAAACTGACATAAGTAGACGCACTTAATGTCAAAACACCTTCAGAAAAACCATTTTGAATTTCTAAAGGGATAACACCATCAACTGCACCATCAGTTAAACCTTTTACAACAGTGCCCGCAGGAATGTTAATACCTGTATAGTCTGCACCTGAAAATGTATCAGGATGACTAAAATCGACTAAACCGATTGTTGCGCCACGGATGATTGCAAAATCTTTTTCTAAGAACTCTAATTGGTTATTTGGATCAACTGCAACTGAGTTTGTTTTTACTGTAAGCATTTTAGCTCCTTAAATATATTTAAGTTCTATTAATCTTTGATAACATTGCTCAGCCAATATTTCATAGCCTGCGTTGTTAAAGTGGACACTATCTACACGTAATGAAGTAGGAACTTTCCCTGCTTCTACATCAATAAGATCTTGTTCTGTTGGCTCAAAACCAGCATCACTCAATCCATAACTACTTTCCACCGTTACACCATCTGCCGAATAAATAGGTTTAGATAAGTAATCTCTGATTTTTACAACCTTTCTACCCCACAACCTTTCGAACTCAGCGTCCTCTTCAGGTGTTGAAGTCGGTTTAGGTATAACCAAAAATTTTTTATAAGAAGCTTTTAAATGGTCAATAATTAGCTGGACTTGAGACAAAACGTCTTCAAGCACGTTACCATTCTGACCAATCCATATTATTGCAATGTCACCACGATGTTCTTCAGAAAAGAATGTTCTATATGGGTACGGAGGTCTATTCATTGGTACTGCTTCACCTGCTGTTTCTCTAACGAAGAAATAGTCTCCTGGTGTTGTTCCTGTACCAGTAAAGTACATAGTGCCTTTAACACCATTTAGTTCGCCTGCAAAACCTTGAGCACCACCGCTACCCTGTCGCAATGGAGCGAAGGAATTACCAAGGAAAGTATCAAATTCTATTTGTACTTCTCCCGATGAAGGGATCTCTTTAATTGGTTCCGCATTTGCAATGCGAACAGGGAAAGGAATTGCACCAGTTCTAGCCGTTATAGTGTTTGAACTTTCACCGCCAACTCCAGCGTTGTGAACTGTTAACCCACTTTTTGATGCCAAATAGGTAGGGTAACGATTGCCATCGGTACTGCCTGCTCCTGCAGTCATGGAGTCTCCCCAACAAATTATGTCGGGGCCTGAAGCCATTGGTGAGGATTGTTCTGTTAACGGATCTAAAAATACACTTGGTTTTTCTAGCTTTTCTACTTGTGATTTTATTTCATTGATTGAACGCTGCAAATTTCCTACATTGGGTAGAACAGCTGTACCATCATTTTTAATACCGAATAAGATGTGGCCTTTTGAGTCCTCTAATGTATAGATATACCCAGAACGAGGACTATATCTGTCAGAAAACTTAGAGCCTTTGCTTAATACGAAACGTCCAAAAGCATCAAAGCCACCAAGTACCTTTTCAGCTCCATCAACAAAAGAAATGATATATCCTGAGTGTTCACCGCGTTCTCTTTTTAAGCTTTCGATAAGGGGCTTTAGCTCTAAACTATAAACAGAACCATCAGGCCTAACGCCAAATAAACACTTACCATCCGATGACTCTATTGCATAAGCAAAGCCAGAATGGTTTGAATTAGTTGTATCAAAATAATCATTTTTGAACTCGTTTAGTGCATTAATAATAAGCTCTTGAGATAAAGAGTCGTCTTCAAGTGAAACGAGCCTTAGTCCGTGGTTTTCAGTTTGATCAGATAAGCTATTAATTACGTCATTTAATCCCTTATTTATAATGTTTCCTTGGTTGTCTATGCCAAGCAATAACTTCCCATTGTTATCAACAACTGCATATTGGTAGCCTGAATGGTTTGATGAGCTATGCACTAATAAAGCATCAACAAACGATTTTACGGCTTTTACAGGGTCGTAATCTGATGAGGTCCATGCACCATCCTTCCAGCCATAAAGTCCGTTGTTTAAAATGTTTGAATCATTCCAGACTTCTGCAAGCTCACCATTTGCGGGTTCACCTGAGGAATTTAAAGCTGAAATCGTTTCAAACGTTAAACGCCCACTTATCATCGATTGCAATGAGACGAACCGATCAGCAATAGCTTTTGAGATTGAATCTTTGTTATTACCATTTACTAAAACAACTTGATTTTCATCACCTGAAAGAATTGCACTTAGCTGCTCTAGTAAAGTCTCAAGCTCTGTTACTAAACTAAAAAAGGATGCCATTTCTAATTCTCCTGATATGTACCTAAGGCGTCAGAAACGCCATTAACAAATTCATCTAAGGTGTTTGGTTCTAATAAGCTGTTAGCAGTGGCTTCCTCACTCACTACCTGCCGCTCTTTAATTTCGATATTCGCGCTGTAACTCCAAAACCCACCATTGAAACTGCATGACTCCAGCGGACTTTGTTTAAAACGTACATCGTGATCAATTAAGCCTTGGGGTGTGCGAATTGGCATAACAAACCAGTTAACCGCATCGTTGGTACCGTGTTTCACAAACCCTTCTAAAATAACTGCTTGCTCATCCTTCAGTTTCCACGTTGCAGCCATTGTCGTTGGCACTGATTGAAAGCGCTTGCGCTGCCGAGCTCGGCCGCTTGCCATTTCAGTTCTTAATAAGTTAGGGTTTTGGGATAGCCGGTGAGTTGAAACAAGGGGAAGTTTTAGGTCTTTGGGGTATCGAACTAACATACTTAGAACCCCTGCCTTTGTAAGCCATAGGTATTTTCAAGGACCATTGAAGCTTCGCCACCTTGGCGAATACTCGTTACAAATATATTGATAACTTCTTCACCTGATGCCCCTGAACTGCGTGTTGTCGAACCTGCTCTACTCGCATCTTCAAACAAGTTAACCGTTACATTCGAACCTAAGCTCTGTCCCTTTGTGTGATCAACAACAGTCTCTTGAGGGTGAAGCATAGCTAATTGACCACCTTTTCCATCGAGGCCACCAGTCCTTGGTCCATCCCAGGTATAACCACCACCATCGAAAGATGCTAAACCACTCACTTTACCCGCATACATACCACCGGCAGCAATAACAACACCTGCAGCTGCGGCGCCGAGTACAGGGCCAACGTAAGGAATATCTGCAAGCGCGTTATAAGCTTTCATTGCAGTGTCATAAGTATTGGTCCAAATACTCTGTAAAGAATTTCTTTTCTCTTCATCGAGCATCGTTTCGCCGATTGCCATTGCAGACTTAGCATAACTAGCATTTTTACCTTCCATGCCATCAAAATATCCGCCCATCACATCCAAAAGACCGCCATAACCTTCTTGCATCATTTTTTTTCTATCAGTTTCAATGTCTGCAAGCTTTTGTTGGTGTTCTTTTTCTTTTTCAGCGCGTAATTCAAGCTGCTCTTTCTTTATTTCGCTTACCCTTTGCTCATGCTGGGAAAGTGCTTGTTCTTTAGCTATGTGGTATTCGGCTTCAATTTCAGCGGTAATTAGGTTTTTATCTCGAAGTAGTTGAAACTCACGCTCCATTTCAGCTTGTTTACGTTCAAAGCGTTTATTTTCAAGTTCGACCTCTTTGCCTTCAGCTTCTAGTTGAGCATCAAAAATTTGCTGATATTGATTTCGAGCAGAATCAATTAATCGCTGCGCTTTTTCATCAGCAACTTTTGGATCTGAATTTATTAATAAGTCACTTAAATCTTTTTTATCAGGGTTATTTACTTGCTCTTGAGCTGCTGCCTCAAACTTGGTTTGTACATCGGCTATCCATGTTTTTATTTTTTCCGATGGCATTGGCTCCATGGCCAATTCACTTAGTTCTTTTGCTAAGTTAGCAGTAGTAGCAGAGAATGAATCTCCAAATTCTTCTAATTGCTTAAGCCCAGACGATTCCATATCTAAAGATTCTAGGACTGGATTGATTGCTCGGGCTACATCAGCAAACCTTTGAACTGCAACGTTAGCTAATTCTGCTACCCCTTGGCGTAATAGTAGAAATATAACTTGTAAGCCTCGACCCATATCAGCCAGAAAGCCAATACCTGAAGCTACTTTTGTGACGACTTGCTGCGCAATTGAACCAAAACCACCGGCTTCTTTGGCTGATTCTGTCCACATATCAGAGATAGCGCCAATAATAGGTGCTGTTTCAATGGCTAGCGTTTGGCCAAAGCTATGCGTGGTTTTTTGGGCTTTATCAAATGCATCATTCGCCATTTCGACTTTAGCTGCATCGATACGGTCAAAGGTCATGCCTAAGTCTTCTGCTTCTTGCATCATCGCGCTAATACCATCAGCGCCAGCATCCATAAGGTTAATCATCTTAACCCCTGACTTACCCATTAGGCTTTGCGCGATATAAACCTTTTGACTTTGGTCTTCTACATCTTTGAGTTTGTCAGCAATAACTTTAAATTGTTCTTCTGGCGCTAAACCTTGTAAATCTTCAATTGCTAGGCCTAGCCCCTCTAAAGCATATTTAGCTTCACCAGTGCCTGTTTGGGCTACTTGACCTAGACCCTGTTGCATACGCTGCAATGACTTGGTTAATTCTTCATTGCTTGCGCCATATAAGTTTGCCGCATGCTGTAACCCACCAAGTGCTTGTGTAGTAATCCCTAATCTATCAGCGGTTTTTGCTTGCAAATCTATAAATTCAGCATTTTTAGCATATATAGAGGCATACGCAGCAACACCAGCAGCACCAAAGCCAACCATTGCTTTTGTACTTGTACCCACCAATTTTCGAGTTTTATCAGCCCATGATTGAGTATTCTTGGTGGCTTTCTTCAGCTCAGCCGACAACTTGCCACTTTTACCGATCAAGTCGATAGTGAGTGTTGCAATTGATGACATAGTTAAGTTCTCTTACGTTGGCGCCAAGGACAGGTATTTAAAAACGCTTCTGTTTCACGTTGCTTTTTATTTTGTTCAATTTTGCGCTGCTCTGAACGGTCGAACGTTAGCCCCATGTTTAATCCTTGATGGACTAAACGAAGCTCTAGTTCTTCAGCTGGCAAACGTGAATGTAATTCGTAGATTGAGCAACCTAAGTTATCTGCTAAATTGCAGAGCGCATGTAACTCAGGCTGCTTTTTTAGTTTTTTTCAATAGCTTCAAGATTATCTTGAGATAGGTTTGTAAAGAACAAACCTGTTGTGTGGATCATTCCAAGCTGCTCTACATCCATTAGTTGAGGTAGTTTTGCAGCTTCTTTGTCATCATACTTACCGTGAAGCATGTAATAAGTGTTTCGCTGAGCTAGCTTTTCTAGCTTTTTAGGATCAGCATTTTTATCGGAGAACACATCTCTTGCTTTCACTTCATCAGTAGCCGGCAATCGATGTAATTCAATCTTACCCACACCTTTTACGTCAAACACACGTGTGGATGTGGCGAGTTTACCCGCCATGATTTCTGCTGCAGTAATCATTAGGCACCTGCCCCTACAGTATCAAAATTAACTTCTTGCAGTTTGCCAATACATGCAAACATTTGCTTACCAGTCTCTTTGCCTGATTCACCCGAAAAGTAATCTTGAGGAACAAATACAAAGTTAATAACACGACCGCTAGCACGAGTAATTTTCATGCTGATATTTGTGAAAGCTTCAACCTGATCAGTAAATGCTTTTTGGTCTGCATTACCAGGTATATCTCGCATGACTAATTCAAAATCTTGATCTTCAGGAAGCGCTTTATCGAAGTATGAACGCCTTGTAGCGCCAATATCGGTATCATCTTCCCATTGTTTGCCTGAGTTTACCTGTGGTATTACGTCAATTCCTGGTAAAAATTTGTCAACAGCTTGCTCTCCTGTTGAACAAAATTGCAGTGTTGAACCATGTGAGTCAACAGTATCAGCTGCTAGGCCAGTTGCTGGAATTGGATCTGGCATTTTACACCTCGTTAATTATGTTGTGATAATGAAAAATGTATTCGTATGACTCACGATATAACTTTGAGCCAGTATCGAAGTCGGGTATGCGGCGATTTTTTAGTGCTAATTGCACTTTCACATCTGTATCGACAAACCCTTTTTTGTTGAAAGTTGATTCAATTTCTTTCGCTATTGCTTTAGCGTTAACTGGTAATTTGCTGTAGCAATCAAATTGCACAAGTGCTTCGCTTTGGTTATCTTCCATGTGAATTTCTATAGGCGTGTCATCATCAATCACAGTCAGCAAAATATAGTTATCTTTGCTGTTGTGGTTTTCCGTCAGATGGAAGTTTTCACCAATAAGCGCCACCAAACCTTGTGATGATAAAGCTTTTGTTCTTATGCTATTTTCTATCATTGTGCTTTGTTCTTTTTAGCTATACGGCGTTGCGCCATTTGAATTCGTTTTGCTAAGCGGTGATTGATTACTACCACGACCTGGTTTGTCCGCTTTTGGAATGCTTGGCGAATAAATGGTTGAGCCTTTTGATTAGTAGTCCCGTATTCAACCTGCACTATATAAGGGACTCTAAAAACCCCTACTTTTACCAGTGATACAACGCCTTTACCAAAACGCTTTGTTTCTGCACCTGTGCGATTTGTGCTGGCGCGAATTTTAATGCGAGATTTTAAAAAGCCAGGGCGGATTTCTACTTTTTGGCCGCTTTTAGTTTTAACTATGCGGGCAAGTTCAGATTCAGGTGCATTACGTTGCATACCTTGCTGATATTTCACAGCACCTTCACGGATAGCGCTTGTCATAATACCTGTCGCTTTTTTCGCACCTATCTCTTTAGAAATATCCTGTAATGCTTGTTCCATTTGCTTTAAACCCGAGATATCAATTCCTGCATCAAGCATTGGTGGTCTCCTTTACAGCAATAATGGTTTGAATATTTTCGAAATCTTGATTTATTGGTTCACCAATAATTTCAAATTGGCGCTGCTTAAATGTGATTTGGTGGGTTGCTTTAATTTTACTGCTATAACGACAGGTTATTGTATGGGTAACCTCCCCCGTTAACTGGCCGCTTTGCTCTAGTTCTTTAGACGCTCCAGTATGAATGTTCACCCATTTAAAAAATTCATGCGCGAAAGAGTCCGTATTGTAGCCGTCATCTGACTTGGTATTTTTACCAAAGCTTACTTTGCAATTGTATTTAGCGGCTGGCATTGTTTTCATAATAGTTCTACCGCTAATTCGTTTGCGATTGCTTTAAATGCATTTGGCATGTCATAAAGCTGCACGGGTGCGGTGTCTTCACGGTTTCTAAACCAATCTGCTACTAAAATTAAAATGGCTTGTTTAGCAAGGTCGTATTTGTCTTTGTCAATTAACGTATTTACGTCAATTGCATCATTCACCACAGCTGCATGACCCATAACGCATTCTATTTGCACTGCATCTGCTACTTTAAAGCCTACTGCAGGCCAATTTCCGCCTAATTTTGGTGTAATGGTGGCTGTTAAGCCATGTTCCACAACGCGATACTCTGTTGGCTCAAGCGTTACATATTGACCCAATGTGTTTATGTATTTAATTGATGTGATGCTCCTAAGCGGCGCGGTTGGTAAAACAATTTCTTTACAGAATTTAGGCATAGCAAATTGCCATGTTTGTTCTACAAGTAAACGGCCAGTGCGTTGTTCAAACCGCTTTCGCGCTCTCGGTACCAAGGTTTGCAAATAATCATGGTGATCATCATCTGCATAAGTATGTGCTGCCAATTCTTCTACGGTGAATGGCTCAATCAAAGGTGCCTGGATTAGCTTTCGGAGCATTTTCATTGTTGTTACTCTTCGCTGTCAGTCGCATTAAGATCAACGATTTCTACTTTTAGCTCTTCGCTGCAATACTCTACTGCTGCTTTGTCACTTGATAGCTCACCAACCTTTATAAGGGGGTCAAGTAACTCTGCATCACCTTTTACAAGTGCGTTTGGCTCAAAAGGTTGACCAGCAATCACGCATGCAACCAGTACACGTGCTGTTATTGACTCTGGGTTCGTCTCAGGTGTTGGATCTGTTTTTTTAGCTGCCATGGTTAAGTCCTTACTTAAATAAAAAAGCCCCTTCTCAGGGGCAATTGGAGCATCAATTAAGCGGCTGCATTTTGGTAGTACTTAACAGCACCACCTACATCGATGCAGCGGCCACCTGTACGCATAAACGCTAAGAAACCAACTTGGCCTTTGCGGCTATACGCACTGTCTGTGAAACGGAAGAACAGCATTTGTGATACATCACGCACAATGTATTTAGAGAAATCACCAAACAACACCGACTTAGCGTTTGCTGCCATAGCTGGAATGTGTTGATTAGTGGCATATGGCTTGCCCAAAATTGTATTTGGTTCAGCTGACTCAATACCCGGTAACCAAAGTGGTCGCCCTTGACTGTCTTTAAGCTTCTTAACAATTTTGATTGATGAGTCGTTCATCATGTAACCGCACTTCATGCTACGGCGATAAGCAGGATCAACGCTGTGTTCTAGGTCAATAAGGTCATCTACAGTAATTGTGGCAATTTGGCCTGAACCGCCCACTTTACCCGCAGTGATATCTGCAAGAATACCGTGTGGCTTACCCGTACCATCACCATTAATAAATGCATCTTCTGATGTGCGGCCAATACGCTGGCCGATTAAGTTGTTAATGTAACCCTCAAGATCAAATTGAGTGTCTTGCAACAATTGGAATGGCACTGCAATGACTTTTGAGCTGATCATGTGCGTATCAATGTTACGCACACCGAATGAAGTATCTTCGTCATTTGCTGTGGCATTTTCAGCTAACCATTCACCTTGCTCAGCCGTTGCGTTAGCCGTAGGCCAAGGAATTGTGGAACCCGTTTGTGTAGGTACCACAGTAGCCAGTTCACGCATACCGCCATAAGCTTTTAATGCCTGTGAAATGCCTGGTGCAATTTCATCTGCAGTAAGATAACCACCCTCTGAACCTTGGCCAGTGCTCATCGTATTTTTAGGGCTATCAATACGAGCTTGTACTGCAGCGCGTTGATCTTCATTAAGCGCCGACATACCGCCACGTAGCCATGATGCGTACGCTGCTTTTTCTTGCTGAATTTGGTGCTCAGCTTCATCAGTAGAGATGCCGCTTTGATCTGCACGGTCTTGAATAGTTTGCTTTGACTTAGCCTGTAAATCGAGCACTTTTTGATGACGGTCAAGTTCACCATCTAATGCATCGATTTTATTAACCAGGTCATCGTATTTTTTTTGCTTGTCATCAGTCCAAGCTTCATCTTTTGGATGATCTGTGACTAATTGGTTTAGGGTGACAGCTAAACCTTTGCGCTGCTCCCGCTTATCTTGAATGCTAGGCATAATGTATTCCTCAATTTTAAGTATAAAAAAAGCACCTTTCGGTGCTTTCGATAGTGGTGCCAGCGGAGCTAGCTAGTTACAAGCAACATGTTGGCAAATCGTTCTAGCCTTTCACGCTGCGGAAATGTGTTTTCTGGAACTTTGGGCTCAGGTGCGTTTTGATACGTCGTTAAATCCCACGCTTTATTGGTTGTTTGGTCTGTGCTTCCGTCTTGCATAATGCTATCAACAAAGCCGTGCTCTAAGGCTTCTTGTGCGGTAAACCATGTTTCAGCTTGCATCCAGTTACGAACTTGTTCTTCACCTGCTTCTGTACGCTTTTCATAGTCATTTACAATGGTGTTATCAACTTTATCGAGCATGTCTGCTGTATCACGAATTTCTTGGGCATTACCAAGTGCTAGTGTCCAGGCATAATGGATCATATAAAAACCTGAATCAGCAATTTCAATTGTATCGCCGGCTAATGCAATGCGTGTTGCAGCACTTGCGGCAATACCATCAATATGAACATGAATTTTTGCAGGATGCGCTTTTAAACTAGAGTAAATTGCCGTCGCTTCAAATACATCACCACCTGGGCTATTGATGTAAACATCGATATCAGTGGCATCACTTACTGTGAGCAAATCACGCTTAATCATTTCTGCAGATACGCCCCACCAAGAGTCAATAACATCGTAAATTAAAAATGCGGGGCGGTTTTCACCTGCATTAGCTAAAGGTGACTGTTGTTTTATTTGATAGCCAACTTGCTCACGGTTTTGGCAGTTGTTTTTAATCAACTGCATTAGTTTTCGGCTGTTTCTCATGGTTAATTGTCCGTTTGTTGGTTGTTTGCTGCAGTGGCGTCGTAAGGTAACGCGTAACGACCACCTAGTTCTGGTAGATTTTCAAGCTTTCTCACTTCATCAATACTCATCCAGCCCGGTCCTTGCGAGCCACCAATCGCTTGACGGTATGCTTCGTTGCGATCTTTTAAGGTCAAACGCATTAAATTAGCAGCGATAAATTCAGCAAACATGGGCTTTTTCAAAAAGAGTTTGCGGTTTACTTCTTGCTCAAAGCGATTTAAGTGTGGCCCAAGCGTAAAACGCAAGAACGATAAGCCAATCTCACCAATGCCACTGCCCCAGGATGTTGTCTTTTGTTCTTGATTTACCATAAAGCTAGGCAGACCAAACGCACGTGCTATGTCTGTGATTTGAAATTCGCGTGATTCAAGTAGCTGTGAATCTTTGGCTGATAAGCTTAATGCTTTAACATCAGTGCTTTCATCAAGTACTAAAGGAAACTTAGCGTTTTCTACACCGCCATAAGCTTTAACCCATGCAGTGCGAAACTTTTCCTTTTGTTGTTCATCCCATTTGCCTTTTTTTACAACAGCTACGCGTTGTGTTGATCCTGATTTGAAAAACTCGCCACTGTGTTGCTCCATGGCAAGCTCAAGGCCAATACTGTTAAATGCGCCCCATTGAATAACCGACATAGACTTAAGACCATTAAAACCAAAGCCAGGAAAGTGCAAAATGTCATCTTGATCAAAGCCACGAGCTGTACCATCAAGTGTAAAAAAGTAATTTAAACGCCCATTGTTATTAACTACATTCATACCTACAGGGCTGATTGGTAATATTTCTTCTACATCACCGTTTCTATCTCTCAGTAAGACAGCAAACCCATCACCATGAAGCAGCATGCTCGATACTATAAACTCCCAAAATACAGCTGCACTCCACGCGGGTGTTGGCTGTAAGTTAAATAAGTTAGCTAAACTATGGTTTGGGACTCTTTGTTTATCGTTTTTTTCACTTTGTTCAAAGATATGAACGGGCATCTGAGCAATAGCGCCGGCAATTAAACGCACACAAGCAAAAACGATCGATACTTTCATGGATGTTTTTGGAGTAACAGCCGGACCTGCTAATGAAGGCATTACCCCAAATAGATCAGCCAAGGAATTAATATCTTGTACTGATATGTCGTTTTGCTCAGCTGTATTGCTGACTTGTGTCGTGCTTTTGCTGCTTGAACGACTTAAAAAAGGGATTTTAAACATTAGAATTCCAAAAACTCTTGGTTAGAACCATCATCTTCTTCAGGCTGCCATGAGCCTATAAAGGCAAGTAACATAGCAACCGCGGTATCAATCTTATTGTCTTTATGCTCTTTGACAGGCCTAATATATTTGCCGTCCATGGTTTCTTTCGCGATTACGTTCCCTAAACACCAGGCAAGAACAGGATCACCATTGTGGTGAATGCGGCCCTGCCTGAGTAAGGTTTCAAACTCACGCATAGCCGGTGAAAAATTTGTGTAGTTTTGCGCGACTTTTATTGGCTCAATGCCAGTGTTGTTTTGAACACGCTGTGCGATAGGTGCCGCACCTGCAGGGTCGTAAAACAAGCCTGTAATTTGATAATTTTCGTTATCAGTTTCAATCGCTCGTTCGACTTCATCGTAATCAATGCTTGTTCCATCGCACTCTAAAAGGTCACCTTGATCAACCCAGTCTCGGTAAATATCAATTTCGCTTGCTTTCGCTGCAGTGACATAGGTTTTAGCAAACAAGTAGTAGTGAAGTTTGCCATCAATTGTGCGGGTAAAGCAGGTTACATCGGCTGTTAAATCATCCGATTCAGATAAATCGACGCCTTTTGTTCCCTCATCTCCCAAGAACACATCCATGGTAATAGAGTGATCGGCAGCTGCTTTCCAATCTTCCATGTTAAGCCAACTTTCTTTTGCACCCACCCATAAATTTAAGTGTTTTGTTTTAAATGCATTTTGCTTACGTGCTGATTGCTTAGCTTTGTTGAGTTGGTTTTTTAAACCATCAACATCAACCGAAATACCATAGTTAGGATTGGCTTTTATTAATGTATTTTCATCTTGCCAATCATCATCCTTATCTGCTGCGTAGATGATACAGAATGTTGTTTCATCAACCCGAGTGCCCTCTAGTATTTCTTGGCATTCTTTCCAATGCTGCCCACAAGGGCCAAACCAATTAGAACCGGCTGTTGATATTATAAATTCGAGAGGTTGTTCCCTAGCGCCCATCCCTGTGACCATGGTGTCCCGTTGCCTGTCATCAGGGTGTTCGTGATATTCATCACAGAGGTAACAACTCGGCGAACCACCATCACCAGGATCACCTATCAAACGTTCAAACTTACCGCCGTCTGCAGTGCTCGATATTTGTTGGGCTAATAATTCAACTTTAAATTGCCGACGATAAGCAGGTTGCCTCGTAGCCATTTTATGGGCTGGTTGAAATACCTCATTAGCTTGCTTCTGGTTGGTAGCACCACAATAAACTTCAGCGCCTGGCTCATCATCGTTCGACAACATGTACAGCCCAATAGGTGCAATCCACGTTGACTTGCCATTTTTCCTTGGAACATATACCGCTGCAGATCTAAAACGTCTGCGCTTGGTGATGATATGCTTCCAACCAAAGACCTGGGCTGTTATCCACTTCTGCCAAGGGCTTAAAGCAATTAAAGCGTCCTGCCCTTTCGCCCTTGCCCACTTTCCCTTTACATGACTAAAGGTTTCAATAAACCTTATGGCTTTAAGTGCAGCCTCTACATCAAAATAATATGGAAAATCTTTTGTAGCAGCGCGTTCTAAATCTCGGCTTTCACGCTCAACAGCTAATTTCTCATAACGATTTGCAAGGCGTTTACCGCTTATAACATCGTTAGCGTACTGCTCTATATCAGCAAGGTGATCACGCTGAAACGTTGGGTAGTTTTTCCGCATCTAATACAAGTCATCAAACAGACCAGGTTGTAAATTGTTAAACCTTTGGTCCGTTGCTGGACTACCACCAATCTGATTAATTAAGCTGTTTAGCTTTCGCCAATCATCGTTGTACTGAGCCACTTCAGGACGATTCTTATGCTGTGCGCCATTGCGGCCAACTGTTGTATATGTCCAACCAACATTTTCTTGGTCTAAGAACGCTTTTGTTTCTTCCATGCGAGCGATAACAACACAGTACTCTCTAAAGAACCGTGTGAAGTGCGGTTTAAAGCGATTAATTTTCACATAAGCCGGCACATCCATTTCCCACACTTTTTGTTCAGGTTTTGACATACCACGCGGACGCGATTGGATCGCGATTTTTTTCGCTTCCTTATCGCTCATTTCCGCTTTTTCTTCGGTACCAGGAAACTGAACGACCTTATCGTCATTCTTTTCTGCTACTGATGGGTATCTACCTGACATAAACTAGCTAACTCTCTATAAAGTGGGCTTTTTCATTTCATTTATAGCCCGCATAAAAATCTCAT